CTCATTGAAGAGGTAGAGCTCGAGCTCCGGCTGAGCTGCCGGGATGTCCGCGTGGGCGACCGTCGCCCCGAGGACCGCACCGGATCCACCGAGGACCCCGGCGCAATTCGGGAAAGCGATGACCGTGGTGGCGACCTCCGAAGAGATCACGTCGCCCGAGGCGTAGGCCGTAGCGTTGTTGGCGCGGCCAAAGGATGCGATAGACCGGGCATGGCCTGGTCCCCCGCGGAGATTCTTCGCGGCATGCGCGGTATCGATGTTCGTGATGTTGACCATGAATTAGCCCGGATCCGTGAACCCCTGAACTAGGAAGTGATGCTCGACCAGGGTGGTCAGATCATCATTGATCGAGATGCCCAGGGCCGGACCTCCCGAAATAAGAAGAGGGCAGGACCCGTGCTTAGCGAAGGTCCACCGCACCAGAAGGAAGGAGTCCCCGGCACCCCAGGTCTTGAGGTCGACGTCATAGCAAAGCCGACCCCACGAAGCATTCGTTGTAATAGGGATGCCGCTCGTTAGATCTTGCTCGACCGCGTCGGTCGTATCGTTCAGCCTCCCGACCTCGACCCCGTTCGCGAGCTCACTGATAACTCCATACTTCTCCGCTGAGAATGTGCCGTTATCACGGATCGTCACGATCAGACGGGTGATCACGATCGACCCCGTCGCCGGCGGGCTGATCTTGAAGACCACCGGGGTGACGGCTCCGTTCACGTTTGCGTTCACCGTTCCCGTCCCGTCTCCATTCGTGGACAAGAACTGGGCCAAGAGAGGCTTGTAGTCTGAGGTGTGAAAGGACTGATTCATTGCTCTCGTCTCTCTCTCACGACTCTCTCAACACCCGCTTTGATGGCATTGGAGGGCCTCTCAGTCTCACCCTTTAGGAGGCGATACACTGTCGAGCGGTCCGCCGGGATGGCCTCCGCAATCTTTGCGATTCCCTGGGAGAAAACCTCCCGCTGGAAATCCTCTCTCAGATCATTCCAAGACGTCATAAAATCCTCCCGAGGTCTGGTCGACCTCCGTGACGAAAGCCCGGATCGGGCCTGGCGTCGTGGGGGAGCTTGCTATTGATCACCGTCCCGTCAGCCTCGAGTCGCTGCATTCGTCGAAGCATCGGGCGCGACATGAGCCTGATACTGCAACGGCAGTTGTGCCCCAAAGGTGGGGCCAGCTTGTTCCACTCCACCGCGTCGACGTCAAAAACAAGGCCGTCTGCCGCGTTGTGATTATCCCGGGTGTCCCGATCCCCGACCGCGTCAAAGATGAACGCGGGGGCGATCGTCTTCGAGATCGGGTCTTGAGCGGCCCGGAACCGTCCCGCGGTCACCGCGGTGTTGACGTTGTTCCGGAAGGCCAAGCGGGAGTAGGCTTCGGACCAGGGCCCAGTCCTCTTCGATACCGCGGCCACCGAACTCCGGAGAGCTTTCGCCGCTTCGTTCTCGCCCAGTCCCAGCTTGAAGGTCTCCGTCAGAACCTCCTGGGCTTTCTTCGTGACCGCCGCCTCTGCGGACTTCGCGAAGGCCAGCACCCTCCCTTCTCCGTAGAGCTTGGCGATCGACTGGGATGTCCGCATCGCCGCGCGCCGTAGGGTCACGGGGGTCCGGGTGATCAGGTCCTCGAGGGCCTCCTCCAGGGTGACCCGGGGAAGGATGGACTGATCCGCAAATCGGTATATCTCGGTCTCCATCCATGGAGACGTGAAGACCAGGGCCTGGAGTTCGGGCTCCGATTGAACGACGCGGGCCGTGGCCTGCAATGACTGGGAAGCCCCAACCACCGCCGCCACACCCATCGTCTGACGTATCACCTCCTCGAGCTGATTGCGCGCATGGGAGAAGTCGACCTTATCCTCGCGGATCTTGGCGACCGTCATACGCTGGACCAGCTCAGTATAGTCCTGGGCGTAGCGCCCGGACATGTCCTCGAGGAGGACTGAGACGTCGACCTCAGGCAAGGGTGCCTCCCATCGGGGGCGGAGGCGCATCGCCTCCAGACATCTCGGGGGCCTCCGGAGGGGGTGCCATCGGGGTGAAGGCCACGGATTCGTCGACCATCGCCTTCGCTTCCGCCGGATCGATGTTGAACATGCTGACCAGCATCCGGGCCGCGACACCCGGAGGCATCTGACCTTGAACCACCTGGATGATGAGCTCCGCCGCCGCGGTGACCTGGGCCCCGTTCATCGCGGTTTCCTGGATCGCCTCCGCCTCGGGGGCGGCATCGATCTCGGGGGCTGGAGGAGCATCGAACCCCAAGGGGGCACCGAGGGGCATAGCACCCTCCAGGATGTCCTCACCCTCCTCCGGCTTCCGGATACCCGTCTGCTCGTAGACGTCATCCAGGGGGATCCTGACTCCCATGGAGTTCACGGCCCCGAAGACTTCGGCCCGTTCCTTCGGATCTTGCTTCTTCTCCTGGGTGATGGCGAAGCGGGGCATTTGATCCTGAACCCCGAGGTCGATGAGATTCGCGTGGTTGTGGAACCAAATTGCCGACATGAGATCGTCGCTCAGCGTCTCCTCGAGGGTCTCCCTGTCGTATTGGATCAGGGCCTCAGTGGAGTTCTCCTGGATTTCCGCGAGAGCGTAACTCCCTCCGGAGTCCGCCGCGGTCGTGAGGTTCGCCCCGAGGACCAGAGTGAAGATCGTGGACCGGAGCTCCTGGCGGATCTCGGCCAACATCTGCCAGCCCTGTCCGTCCATCTTGACCATCTCGACTTGATCCTCCGCATCGAGAACAAGGATGTGTCTCGACCGCATGTCCTCGAGGACATCGGCCCACTCGTCAATGACGGCCTGATTCGGCTTGCCCGTGTCAGCATCGCGCGCGCCGGCGACCCTCGCGGTGATGATTCCCTGAGCGAATCGCTCGACGGCCTGGAGGCTTTCTTGGAAGACGTTTGTCTTGGCGTAGTGCCACCACCCGAGGGCCTCACGCAAGGCGCGCCCATGACCCTGGGAAAGTTGATCATCGTCGTAAACGTGCCGAACCGTATCGATTGCGTCCCGAACGGATTCGGGAAGCCAGGTCCCTGTCGCGAGGTCCCATCGCTCCCAATGGGCGTCGATCTTCTTCCCATCGTTCTCGGGGACGATCCGGAACTGCCTCTTGTCGATGTCCTCGAGAGCGACCGGAACCCACCAGACCCGGGTGACCCCGTCGCCGATATTGAGCTCCTGGTGCTCGCCGTGGATCTTCGCGAATCTCGAGCCTGAGAAGAATGCCCGGGCCAGGCCCATCCGGCCCTCCGTGAAGTGTTTGATCCCGCCGACCAGCTCCGTCCCGATGGCCACCGCGAGGTCGCCGCGCGGGCTCGACTCGACCCGCGGGGTCAGGTTCCAGTCCCTCCCCGCGATCAGATGGCGTCGATATTGCACCGCGTGAGCGATGTCCGCATCCCGGAGCATGTCCTCCTCGACATGAGGGTTCCTCTGCTGCCAGACGGAAGGCTCGAAGAGCTGGGTCTTGTTCCGCCAGGCGGTAGTTAGACTCCGGTTGAAGAGGGTTTGGGACTGATTATGGAAGGCGATCGGGAATGTCATCGGCTCACATCCGTGGTTACTGGAGAGGTCCCTGAGGCCACCGTCTCGACCTTGCCCCCCTTCGTCATCTCGAGATCCCAGAGGTAAGTCTTCGTTCGGTGAAGGTCGGGGAACTCACTCACCGGCATGTCCGCCGGGGTAAAGATGACCGAGGGGTAAAAAGCCTCGGAGTCGATGTTGATCTGGGTTGGACTGGTCAGGCTCATCCGGGCCTGAGAATCACTCTTCAGAGCTCTCATCTGGAACTTCCAGGTCTCCGTCCCGTCGAGGGTTCGGGCCTGGTCGAGGGTGATGATGAAGGGCTGACGAACGTCGTCGCCTCGGGTCAATTCGATGACCTGGTCGGTGATGGTCAAGGTTGCCCCCTGAAGGTCTGGAAGAATGCTGATCCCTTCACCGTAAAGGAGAGGGAGTTCGCGCCCTGTCCCGGTGGGGGACCTGGCGTAGAATGCGGGGATCGGAAGGGTGAAGGTCATCGTCCCGGGGTTCGTCCCGGTCGCTTCACCTGCCGCCGTTATCGGGACGGGGACTGTGAATGTGCACCCCAGAGATGAGGCCGAACCCGATCGGGACAGCCATGGGAGGAACGTCGGAACGGGGGCGTCGATAGCGATCGCGCCGGTCGCAGTCCCGAAAGGAGGGATCACGAACACCGTCGTGCTCGAGAGGTCGGCGACAGGGATGGAAATCGCAGAGGTCCCCGTGTGGACACTAGGGTCACTGGTCACCTGACCATCCCCGTCGGCCACCGCGAACACCGCGACCGGCGCGACCAGGCCCACACCCTGCTCGCCCTCAGACTGGGCCGGATTGAAAACAGCGTCAGGGATGTCCCCGATACCAAGGAACCCGTAGAGGTCCGTGACCGCGTCCCCCGAAGAGGCGAAGGCGAATACCGGGATCACGATCCCGAGCTCAATGGTCGTCGCCACCGTCCCGGCCCCGTCAGGAACCGAGAAGACCGGGACCGAAGGGATCGAGATGGTCAGGGAGCCCAGGTTCAGACTGATGTCTGACGACTCGACCCACCCATTGATGGCCCCCGCAGGGCCGAAGATCGTCGGGGTCGGGATCCCCCAGCTAATCTCGAGATCGGTGTTCGTGACGAGGGTCGACGTAGGCCGATAGTGGTAGTCGATGACCTCGTGCCAATTAGTATTGGCAGTGACGAGAGAGTCCGCGAACTCATCAATGAACCCGTCCAGCTTCGTCTCCTGCCCGGAGGACAGGTAACTGCGGAGGTGGTAATGGGCCACCATCATCCCGTGAGTGCACCAGAAGGTTAGGCCATTGGTGGCACTCGAGGCCGGAGACGTCCAGGCCACCGCGTCCTTATCCACCTCGTATTCAACCCGCCAGCCCTGGACCTCGAGGGCCATGGAGTCCAGGACGAACCCCGCCAGGGTCCCGCAGAAGTCCGTCAGCCTCTCGAGGCGGGTCTGATTGTTCTTCATCGGGTCGCCTGGGGTCAGGTCGACCGTCGTCGCGAACCAGAGCCCCGAGATGTAGAGGGCGACCTCCCACGGGGCATAGCAATAACCAGGGGCCTGCGAGCTGTGGGGTCTCTTCGCGTTCGCGTCTTCGAACCCGAGGCCGAATTGGACGTCATCCTGATGGTCGAGAAGGATGTCGATCCATTCGACGATGTGGTTCTCGAGGGCCGCATCCGGCTCGACGTGAAGCATCGCGACCATCGCCATGAGGGTCCGGCCTCGAGCTCGATGGGAGTTCGGGGTGTGGTTCGAGGTCCCCCGATTCGAGGTCGGGATGTGGCCACGGATGAAAGACTTCTGATGCCTCAGGAGGCGGAGGATCCCCGGATCAGCATGTCGCTGAACATACTGGGCCATCGCGGTGTGACCGTAATGGGACCGGGGCTGAACCTGCCAAGTCTTCGGGGTGTTGTTGTTGAGGTCCGTCAGGTCGGCACAGGCCCAGGAGCTCTTCCGCTCCGAGGGGAACCCGTTGGCAACGGTCAAATGATTGTTGGGCTGGAACCATGCTTGGGAGGAGTAGCCCGTCGAGTTCGGATGGAAAGTCCCGGTAGTGTGGAGACAGAGAGAACTCCACCGCACGTCATCCGGGTCCCAGATCGTCCCGTCGGGCTCGACATACTGCCCGGGGTAGTTCGCCCATCGAGAGAGCCGGTCATACCAGGAGACTTCCCGAGAGCCCACACCGTCCTCATCCCCGGTCGGCTCGGCCCAGATGTCGAGCGAGGTGTGAGTCATCCCGAACCGGGCTTGAGATCCGGTCTGCCCAGGATGTGGGACGGCGCCGGAGTGCCCCTCGAATTGCCGATGCCCGCTCTGGTTCGTCTGCGACCAGGCCGGATAACCATCGTCGCCGTCGATCTGGTTCTGGAGGGTGGTCGTCTTGTCGGTGACGTTCGAGGGCGGGGAGATCTCCGTGTAGAACGGGAGAGCATGTCCGGCGACGACGTCGTTGATGACCTCGCCGACCTGGTAATTCTGAAACGACAGGAAGGTGATCCGCTTCCTGGTCTGCATGGCCTGACCGCTGCCGACCAGGACCTTCCCGTATTTGTTCTCGAGCTCGTAGAGTCCGAAGTCAGCCAGAGCCGTGACCCCGATCGTGATGGAGTCGGCGAAGGGTGTCGCGGCCACGTCTTCCCAGTAGCAACCCTGGGTCGCGGCGTCGTCGGCCTTCGTCCAGTCGGTGTGGCCCCAGTAGTGCGTGAACCAGAGGTCTACGTAGTCCTCCCCCGGTCGCTCGCGGAGGGCGATGTGGAGACACTTCCCCGAGGTCGACTTCTGGAAGGCCTCCCAGAATCGGTCCGTCGGTCGAGCTCCCGGGGGAGCGGTAACGCGAGCGATGTTCGAGAGGACCTGATACCCCTCCCAGCTCATGTTATCGACCATCCATTCCCAGTTGGACCCGTCAGTCCCCGGGCCCTCTGCGGGGCTTCCGACCTGGTCGTGAGGGGCCTGGAAGATCATGGTCGGGACAGGGACCGTAAAGTCCCCGGACCGAATCTCGATCTCTGCCGGGATCGCGTCGAAGTAGACCGTCGGGATCAGGATGTCGATCGCGATGGTCCCGGTGATCAAGACCGGGGTCGAGGCGTTCGCCGTGACCGCCAGGGTCGGGATCGGGATATCGATCGCGACCGCGGCCATTGTCTTTACCGTCCCCGTCAGGGAGAGGGTCGGGACAGGGATGTCGATCGCCGCGGTCGCGGTGTTGACCGTGTATCCAGTAGCCGCCAGGGTCGGGACCGGCGCCGTGATCGCGACCGTGCCGTCCTCGGCCCGCTGCCCCGTGACCGAGAAGGTCGGGACCGGGGCCGTGAGGGACATCGTCTGAGGTGCGGACCTCTTCGCCGTTACGGGGAACCGTTCCCCGACCGGTGGCCGAAGCATGACGAACGGATCATTAGTCAGCTCAGCGATCTCGGGCTGCGAGAGCTGCCGGCGCCAGACCCCAAACATCTCGGTGATCGTGGTATCGCCGGCGATCGTGGCGCCCGTGCCCAGGTTCCAGTCCTCGTTTGAATTGGTCCGGGTGGCCCCGGATGCCCCGGTGTTGACCGCGAGGCGAACACCGTCTTCCCAGATCTCCATCCCGCGCGGGCCCACTGTGTAGACCCTGAGGTGGGTCCCGGTGTGCGATGCTGCGCCGGCATCGCTGACCCGGTTCCCCGAGCCGGTGCCTCGCCAGTCCCAATAGGTAACCCCATCTGAC